ACAACTTGAAAATTTGTAACATAACTCCACCCTCCTTTGGTTACAAACAACATGAACTTATGCAGGACATAGCCCTGACAGTTGGTGCTACTTATTTTTCAGAAAAGACAGGAGACGATTTAAGCATCGTGGAGTTTAAAGACCTAGGCCATGCCGCTAAGGTTATTGTAGGCAAAGATTCTACTATAGTTATAAAAGATAACAAAGAGACTGAGGACAATGTACAGGAGCGAGTAAAACAATTATGGGAGGCTCATGACCTGGCTAAGAAGAAGGGAGATAAAGATTTTATATTGTCGAGAATTGCATCGCTTACAGGCGGAATTGGTGTTATTTATGTTGGCGGTAACACCGACCTAGAGCAGAAAGAACTTTATGACAGAGTTGATGATGCAGTCTGTGCGGTGCGCTCGGCTTTATTAGAAGGAATCCTCCCCGGTGGAGGTCTGGCGTTGTATGAATTTTACAATCTATATAACCTAATCGCTAATAATGAGAAAATAAATAAATCTAAAAAAATTGCTTGCGCAATTTTAGCTGACGCACTTCGTGCGCCAATTACTCAAATCCTTCGAAACGCAGGTCTTGAACTAGATAGTGTTTACAATTCAGAAGAAACACTTGCTTACACCAGGGGATTTGATGTAAAGAAAAGAGTTTATGGTGATATGTATAAGATGGGGATTATTGACCCAATGAAGGTAACCAAGAGCGCGCTTCAAAATGCAGTGTCGGTTGCTATTACTATTTTATCTACTAATGCTATAGTTACCATGGCAAGAAGTTATGAGCAAAAATAACGAAATGCAAAAGGAGTGGATGTCCTTGATAAAATACTATGGAATATTACCCATAAGCATTTACTTTAAGGATTATGAAACTTATAAGATGATAAGAGAGGATGTTAGTTATAAGGAGTTATTTAATGAAATAGCTTTTTTAGAAAGTGAACTTTAATTATGACAACAAGCAATATACTGCTAAATAACTATTATATTTGTTTTAACAAGCAATATACTGCCTGTGAAATCCAATTGTTATTTAAACGATGAACTGGCAGGAAATAATTACTGTAATTATTGTGTGGGAAATATTAAAAAATATATTTAAAACTATATAACATGAATGATTTTATATATTGGCAATTTCATAAATTAATAGACGATGAGACCTGTAAACGTATTTTAGATTTAGGAGCAAATAAATTTAAAGACGCAGAAGTCGCTAATAATGTTATTGATAAAGATATTAGAGACTCTTCTGTTGTTTGGATAAACGAACAATGGTTATATGATTTAGTCTTTTCTTATATGCATTCAGCTAATTCAGCCTCTGGTTGGAATATAGATGTTGATGCCGCAGAATGTATGCAGCTAACTAAATATAAAAAAAAGGGGTTTTATGGATATCATAAAGACGCTTCAGGATTTCGGGCTTATAATGACCCTAGCAACAAATTTTTACATAATAAAACAAGAAAGCTATCAATGACAGCCCTACTTAATGATGAATTTGAAGGAGGGGAGTTGGAATTTTATGACACACCTGCGCTACAAATGAATAAGGGGGATGTTGTTTTTTTTCCTTCTTTTGAATATCATAGAGTAAAACCTATTTCAAAAGGCGTACGTCACTCTTTAGTAACTTGGTTCGTAGGACCTACATACAAATAATATGAAACCAATAGGAATAAACATTGTAATCAAAACCATTGAGGAAGAAATTAAAACCTCATCAGGATTATTGTTATCTTCAGAAGATGCTAACCAGCTAAGATACAAAAAAGGAAAAGTAGTAAAACCAGGGACAGATGTTACTGTGATATCAGAAGGGGATGAAATATATTATGATAAGAGAGCTGGATATACCATGCTTATCAATAATGAACCTTATACGATTATTTCTCAGAACGATGTCGTTGTTGTTTTATAAACTCGTTCATCTCTATTATCATGTTGCGATACACTTTATCGGAGTATGATACATTTTTAGCAAACATAGGATTTGAAGTTTGAGAGGTGGGTATCTCTTTGCCCTCTAGCTTATCATATATAGATTTTATTACTCGTTTAGTTTTATAAGACAGACAGTAGACGGCTTTTCTCCCTCTATGTCCTTTACGGAAAACTTCTATCCACCCCTCTTGCCTTAACTTTTCAAATCTATTTTTATTCCATCCCAATAGATTATTGAAGTCTTGGAATCTTCCTTTGTCAAAATATTGCTCCGACCTTAAAAAAAGTAGCATATCTAGCTCTTGAGCGTTCAGACCATACTTAGCTTTTATAAAGTATCGAACTACTCTCCAGTACTTTAGGTAATCAGATTTCATTGAATTTAATTTAGTAAATTTGTACAAAGATATTTATAAAATACCTATGGAAAAAAATACACACAAAGAAATAAGACACTACGCAGGAGCGGCAGGAATTTTTTTAGTTGTAGTTGGACTGTTATTGTTTCTGTCTTTTAATCAAATACCATCTGACAACAAGGATTTGTTTGTTAGTATCGTAGGGGTTATATCAGGTTCATTGTCAGTAATTTTATTTACTATTATTGGTCGTAACCCAAACGAAGTTCAGGAGCTTAAAAGCGCAAATGAAAAACTTGAAGGTCAAGTTACTCAACTCATCCAACAAAAAGATGAGCTTGAAGGAATGTTAATTGAAATGCAAAAAGAGATAGTAGACAAACTTTCTATCGCTGGAGTGTATTTTGAATTAAAAGATAAAAAACAATAAAATGGCAAAGAAAAACATAGACCCTAGTACATTTGTTTTTAGAGACACTACAGTAGAGAAGTTTCTAAAAAATATGGATGCTAAAAACAAACCAGGGAAGAAAAGAAAAAAACCTTTTGAAGGTCCTATGGGGACTGGATTTAAAACAAAGAAACCTAAAACAACAGCTTAATTATGCCTACAGTAGGAAAGAAAAAATTTGCTTACACCAAAAAAGGTAAAGCAGCAGCAAAAAGTTACGCGAAGAAAACTGGCAAAAAAGTAAAGTCTAAGTATTAATGGCTAAGTCAGGAAGAACGAAGAAGAAAGGTAACAAGATATGTCCAGCAGGAATCGCCTGGGCAAAGCGCACCTTTGATAAATATCCGTCTGCTTATGCAAACATGGCGGCAAGTAAATATTGTAAAGACCCTAACTATGGTAAAAAATAAAATGGATTATAACGGCATAGGCTTTTCAAATAAAAATATTGACAAGCTAACCAAGAAGCAAAAGTATATCGCTAAACAATCTGGCAACCCTAATAAGATTGAGAGTTCTGATTTTAAAGCTCTGAGAAAAAAATAATGGGAGAAGAAATAAAGCGACTAGAAGAATTAAAAAAAAATACATCGGATTTTGGAGAGCAAATGGAAATAGCAGACAAGATTCATAATATTAAAATGAAAATGAACGGCACAAGACCGTCAGACTCTTTTATAGAGTGTGTAGGTTGCGGTTCTTGATTTTAGAAAATGGGAGAATTAAAAAAATGGCGTGACCAGAAATGGGTTCGTATAGGAACGGATGGAAAGATAAAGGGTGCTTGCGGTACGAGCAAGAACAAAAAAAATCCAGACCGATGTCTTCCTTTAGCTAAAGCAAAAAGATTAAGCAAGCGTGCGCTTGCTGCTACAGCCAGAAAGAAAAAAGCTTCTGGCGGTAAAAAACAATTTGTAAGTAATACTCAAACAGTTAAAAAAGCATGAGCACAACCTAATGGCAAACAAAAGCAAAATGAAATGTAACCGAGTGGTTGCATCGGACAGAGCTGGTAAAAAGAAAATGGTAAAAGCTTGCGAAGGTGGCAAGGAGAAGCTTATTCACTTTGGAGCAAAAGGCTATGGTCACAACTATTCTTCTGCTGCTCGTAAATCTTTTAGAGCAAGACACAAGTGTAGTTCGGCAAAATCAAAAATGTCTGCACGCTACTGGGCTTGTAAAAAATTATGGGCAGGAGCAGGCGGTTCTACCAAGAGTTCACCAAAAAGTAGGCAAGGAAAATATTAGTATATTTGTAGAATAAAATTTTAAGGATGAAAAATCAAGGTTATAATTCAAGACTAGACGAATCTTTAGGAGCTCGCAACGGAAAAAAATCTCAATCTATGAAAGATAGAAGAGACGAAAGCAAGGCCATGTCAAAAAAAATGTATGGTCATGCATACGGAGCTGACAAAGGGATGGAGTATAGGAGTGATAATTTACATTACAAAACCCATAATCACTTAAAATAATATGAGAAAATTAGCAGCGTGGCTTGTAAAGGCCGCTAATTGGATTAGCGATTTTTGGAATCAATGTAAGTGTTACTGGAATAAAGGATTATTATTTATTTCATTCAAAACAAAAAAATGTGATAACAAATTATGTACTTGTAAAAAATGAAATCAAAAGGTCTCGGAGATACGATACATAAATTTACTAAAGCCACAGGCATAAAGCGCGTGGTAGATACAGTTGCAAAAGCAACGAATACCGATTGCGGATGCGATGGTCGCCGCGATTCTTTAAACAGATTAATACCATATAAAGATTAAAAATGGCATATCAAAAGTTACAAGCAGGAAGAGCAGCATCGGTAACTCCAAGCGATACAGCAAGCATACCTAGTGTTTCGGGAGGAACAAACAATGGTTGTGTTTTATATGTTGGCAGCGCTGGAAATTTAAGAGTTCAGACAGTTGGAGGAGATGACGTTACGTTTAACAATATTAATACTGGAGCATTTATTCCTGTACAAATTGTAAAGGTATATGCTACGGGAACTACCGCAAGTAATATACTTGCATTGTGGTAAAATATAAGCGATGGGATTAGTAAATTGGATAGCAATATCGATAACATCAAACCTGATTTCACAGGCCCCTCCTATCGGAAGCACAGATATAATAAGCGAAATAGGAGTGCAAATGATTA